AGCCGTCTCGACCAGATGGCCGCTCCCTCGTCGTCGCTGAGCCTGAACAGCCAGAAGATCACCAGCCTGGCCGATCCGACCAACGCCCAGGACGCCGCCACCAAGAACTATGTGGACTCCACGGCTCAAGGCCTCGACCCCAAGGGTTCCGTCCGCGTCGCCACTCAGTCGAACCTGAACCTGTCATCGCCCGGCTCAACCATCGACGGCATCACGATGGTGTCCGGCGACCGCGTGCTGGTCAAGGCCCAGACAACGGCCTCCGAGAACGGCATCTACATCTACAACGGCTCGGCCACCGCCCTGACCCGCGCCTCCGATGCCAACAGCACCAGCAACCTGACCGCTGGCGCCTTCGTGTTCGTCGAGGAAGGCTCCGATTCCAGCGCCGGTTATGTGTTGCAGAAGCCTGCCGGCTCCTATGTGCTGGGCACGAGCAGCCTGACCTTCGTCCAGTTCAGCGGCACCGGCCAGATCACGGCTGGCGCCGGTTTGACCAAGACCGGGAACAGCATCGATGTGGTCGGCACCGCCAACCGGATCACCGTCAACGCCGACTCCATCGACATCGCCAGCACCTACGCCGGCCAGAGCACGATCACGACGCTCGGCACCATCGCCACCGGCACCTGGAACGGCACCGTCATCTCGGTCGCCTACGGCGGCACGGGCGCATCGACCCTGACCGGTTACCTGAAGGGCAACGGCACCTCCGCCTTCACCGGCTCCTCGACCATCCCCGGCTCCGACATCACCGGCAACATCTCCGGCAACGCCGCCAATGTGACCGGCACCGTGGCCGTGGCGAACGGCGGCACCGGAGCCACCACCCTGACGGGTATTCTCAAGGGGAACGGCACCTCTGCCATCAGCGCGGCGACTGCCGGGACCGACTATCTGGACCCGAACAGCACCCTTGATGGCGGCAGCTTCTAATGCCCAACCTGATCCGGCTGAAGCGCAACACGTCGTCGGGCGCAGCCCCGGCGGCAGGTTCGCTCTCGACCGGCGAATTGGCGATCAACACGGCAGACGGTGTCCTGTTCACGAAGAACGAGTCGGGCACCGTCCTCAAGCTCGTTCCGTTCAACCAGTACGGCCTGCTCGTTGTCGGCACCGGGGCCACCGCCCGTTCCGTCACCAGTAGCGCCTATGCGAACGGCACCTTTGCGGCGACGGGAGACGCCCAGCACCGCATCGGCGTTTTGCGGTTCTCCACCACGACGGCCACCACCACGGAGCTGAGCCTGGACGGGGCGGCCGCCAGCAACTCCAACACCTTCGTGTTGCCGAACAACGCCACCTTCCACTTCGACATCAGTGTCGTGGCCCGCAGGACGGACACGACCGGCGAACACGGGGCCTGGCACTTCTCCGGCTGCATCTCCCGGGACGCCACCGCCGCCACCACGGCCATCGTCGGCACCGTCGGCAAGACCACGGTCGCCAAGACAACCGATGCCTGGGACTGCAATGTCGTGGCCGACGCCACCAACGGCCGGCTCGTTGTCAATGTCACCGGCCAGGCGGCTAAGACGATCCGCTGGGTGGCCACCGCCAAGATCACGGAGGTGACCGCCTAATGGCCAAAAGAATCGACCAGCTGAACGATGCCACGCCAGCCAACAGCGACTGGGTGGTCTCCACGATCACGGGCGGACCCGCCAACCGTTCCCGGCTGTTCCAGTTGATCCGCAACGGCCTCGACCAGTCGGTGGACACGGGCGGCAACTCTTTGCCCATCATCGGCCCGACCCGCACTTCGGCGGGGGCGGGTGGACACATCCTGCTGGTTCCCGGCAAGAAGGCGGGCGGTCCCGGCGGCGACCCGTCCACCTACTACGGGCGCATCTATCTGGTCGCCTCCGGTGGCACTTCCCCGGCCAGCGCCGACGCCTTTTTTGCCTTCGACACCGACACGGCCATCCTGGCGGCGGGTGAGTCGGGCACGGGCAAGTCGTTGCTGCTGAAGAGCGGCACCTCGGTCGCCTGCTCCGTCCATGTCGGCAAGAGCCTGTCCACGGGGGCGGTTGTCGGCATCGATGGCCCCCTCCACGCCACCGGTCTGTTCGTCACAGGATCGCAGGGGGTCCACAAGGACGATTTCTCGTCGTTTGACCTCGTCAACCCGAAGCTGCTCTGGCCCAGCAAGATCTCGACGCTGGCCCTGTCCGGCTCGGGCGCTCCCGATGTGGGCCTTGAGCGGGCCAACAAGGGTATCCTCAAGGTCACCAACGGGGCGTCGGGGGGCGGCTCCTTCTCGTCGCCGTCATCCACCCTGACATTGGCGGGCGGCAACGCCAACGATCTCGCCATCGGCGCAGCGTCGTATGTCCGGCTGTCTGTCACTGCCACCAGCACCCTGACCGGCATCGCCCCTCCCTCCGGCGGCGCGCATGCCGATGGTCGGAAGGTGAGCCTGTTCAATGTCGGCACCGCCAACCTGGCCATTCTCCAGGAGGGAAACCTCAGCACCGCCTCCAACCGGCTCCGTCTGACGGGCAATGCGGCCAACGGTTCGACCTTGCAGGTTCCCCCAAACACAAGCCTGGACTTGGTTTATGACTCGACTGTGTCGAGGTGGGTCGTGTCGGGAGGCAGTGCCGGGGCATCCGGGGCGCAGGGAGCCGATGGGGCCGTGCAATATGCCGCCTCGGGGTTTCTGGCGGGAGCCACAGGTGTATTTACAGATGGATCGGACTTGCGAGTGCAGGGGCCGCTCCTGACCGGCTCAACGAACACGCGGTGCGGCCTCTATGTTGTCCACAAGCTGACCCAGTCGGCCACCCCGGAAAAGTTGACCACGGACGGGCAGGCGGTGACTGGCAGCAATCAGGTGGTATTACCTGATAACGCAACCTATCTCTTTGATATTCTTGTTAGCGCACAGCGCGAGGATGTGATCGGAGAGAGGGCTGCGTTCCGCTTTGAGGGCGTTGCCTTCCGGAATACCGGGGCGGCTACGACAGACATCCTCATCGGCGGCGTCAGCAAAACCAGCATATCCAAGTCGGAAGTTCCTTGGGATGTGTCCGTAACTACGGACGCAACCAACGGGGCGATTTCCATCCAAGTAACCGGCGAGTCAGCCAAGTCCATCCGTTGGGTGGCCGCCGTCAAGACAGTCGAGGTGCGCCGTGCCAATTAATTTCGACAAGAGTCCAGCCGGGTCAATCACACTCAAGGCGCCCTCCAGCGGCTCGGTCTCCCTGACCTTGCCATCAGCAGACGGCACCAGTCGTCAGCTACTTTCAACCAATGGATCGGGCACGCTCAGCTTTATCACACTGATTGCTTCCGACATCCCCACTTTGACTGCGTCAAAGATCAGCGATTTTGACACACAGGTCAGAACAAACAGACTTGACCAGATGGCGGCTCCCACCGCGTCGGTCTCGTTCAACAGCCAGAAGATTACCAACCTTGCCGACCCGACAAACGCCCAGGATGGGGCGACCAAGAATTATGTCGATAGCGTCAGCCAGGGGTTGGACCCGAAGAACTCTGTGCGGGTGGCCACCACCACCAACCTCAACTTGTCTTCCCCCGGCGCGTCGATTGACAGCATCTCTCTGTCGTCGGGCGACCGAGTGCTGGTAAAAGACCAGACGACCGCCAGCCAGAACGGCATCTATGTGTGGAATGGTTCCACTTCAACGATGACGAGGGCCTCGGACGCCGATAGCACCACCAAGCTGAACGGTGGGGCCTTCGTGTTTGTCGAGGAAGGCAACACTTATGCCACTACGGGCTGGGTACTGCAATCACCCGGCGCAGGTTATGTGCTGGGCACCACCGCCCTGACTTGGTCCCAGTTTTCTGGCGCTGGTCAGATTACTGCTGGTACGGGCCTGACCAAGACGGGCAACACTATCGCCCTGATCACCCCGGTCACCACGACCAACGGTGGTACGGGCCTCACGACGGTCGGCACGGGTTTCCTCAAGGGCAATGGTTCAACCCTCAGTTACGCCACCCTCACCGCTGGCGATATTCCCGACATCTCGGCGACCTATGTGACCCTGTCGGGTAGCCAGACCATTTCGGGCACCAAGACTTTTTCGGCCAACCCGATCTTCTCTTTGTTGACGGGCTATGTGAAAGCCAACGGGGCCAGTGCCCTGACTGCTTCTTCTACTGTGCCAGCAGGAGATATCTCTGGTACACTTGGCGTAAGCAATGGTGGTACTGGTGCTACCACCCTCACCAGCAACGGCGTCCTGTTGGGCAATGGCACCTCGGCCATTCAGGCTACTTCGGCAGGCACGGCCAACCAAGTTTTACGCGTGCCCTCCGCTGGTGGTGCGCCCGCTTTCGGATCGATCAACCTGGCCAGCACCTCGGCGGTTACCGGCACGCTGCCCATCTCCAATGGCGGTACGGGCCAGACCAGCTTCGCCTCGGGCATTCTGAAGAGCGATGGCACCACGCTGTCGGCGGGGGCGTTGTCGGCTTCTGACATCCCCGACATCTCCTCGACCTATGTCACCGTTAACACGAACCAGACGGTCAATGGTGTCAAGACTTTCGCCAGCGGCATTATCGTTAGCCAGATCACACCTTCGGTGAACAACTACATCGGCTTGGGTGCCTCGGGTACGCCTGTCCGCCAGATGGATAGGTGGATCGGCACGAACAACTCCAAGAATACCGACGTCTTTCCCTACAACACTTCGTCTTCAGCCACGCCTGTCGATTTGTTTATGGATGGTTCCAGCGTCCGCCTTGGCCTTTCCAATGGCGAAGCTTGGTATTACGAAGCCCGTGTTCTCGGCACCCAGACGGGTGGCGTCTCGGGTACGGTAGGTGACAGCTTTGCCACCCGTTTCACGGGTGTCATCAAGCGTTCTTCCGGCGGTACAACTTCCATGGTCGGCTCTACTTCGCAAGATATTGATGCCCGCGACACAGGGGCGGCGAACTGGTCTACCAGTGTCACCGCAGACACGACCAACAACGCCCTGAAAATTTCCTGCACGGGCGAGGCCAACAAGACCATTTACTGGCAGTCGAAGGTCTCTCTGGTGCGGGTCGGTACTGCTGGCGGTGGCGGTGGTGGTGGCGGCGGTAGCGGTCTGGGCAGCGGCTTGGCCTAATCTGGAGTTTGACAAATGGCAACTAGAGTAATAGCCGCCCAGGACAAGACCACTTCGGGGG